ACCGGGCGCTCCATTAGGTCGCTCTCACTTTTCGGTAAGAGGGTTCCTATGACAACTACGAAAGTTACTAACCGTAGTTTGGCGTTACACAGCAACTATGCAATTTACCGCAACAGTGCTCCTTGGGACAATGTTTCGAACGTTGGTGCTACCAAAGTTCTTAACTTGTCCGGAAGTGTGACGTACGGTGATAATATACGGGACTGGAAGCAACGAATTGCTGCCGGTACATCCGCAACTACCACCCTCCTAGGGACTTCTACACTAACTGTGATTAATGTTGGTGGCACCATCCAGACATATAGTTCAATTGATCCGAACCATGTGCGTTGGATTTTTAGTGGTGACATCTTCACAAACTCACCTACCGCTTGGACGTTCCAGGTTGCGAACGCTCAGTCAGTAGATAGTGTAGCCGATTCACGCGCTGCTTCTAAGTTTCTAAAACACTTTATCGAAGAGCGTAACACGTGGCGTGGCGGGAACTTCTTGGCAGAGATTAGAGAGACGATACATGCTCTCCGTCACCCTGTCAAGAGTATCTACCAGCACACGTGGGACTTCGCCGGTAAGGTAAAGAAGCTAGGAAGGGTCCACCAGAGTAAGAAGGAGTATTCAAAACATCTGGCTGACGCGTGGTTAGCATACCAGTTTGGGATTAAACCCCTGATCTCGGATGCTAATGATGCAGGTGCTGCATTGGGTCAACTCAAAGGGGATCCGGACGCTCGTGACCACAGAACTATTAGTGGCTACGGGCGTAATTCGGCTTCCTCTAAGATTGGTCCAGTGGTTGTCACCCCCCCACCAACTACCAGTTCGCAGTTCTGTTCATTTTATGTTTATGTGAATCAGAACAATGCGGTCCGGTACCATGGGGCTTTGAGTGCCGACTTGGCAGATCGTACCAATTACCTCGACGAGATTGGACTTTCGTACGGGGACATTGTGCCTGCTTTTTGGGAGGCCATTCCTTGGTCGTTCGCTATCGACTATTTCACTAATGTTGGTGAGATGATAGATAGTTGTCGGTTGTGGTTCACGGATTGCAGTTGGGTTAATCGCACTGTAAGAAACAGTGTGGCTCAAACTGCTCGCGATGTATACTACACGCCGACGTCCTCAGTCAAAAGCTATGTACTGGGGTCGCCAAAGCTTTATATGCTCGCAAGGTACGTTAATCGTACCCCAAGTTCCGTTCCCCAAGTTAGGTTCCACTGGAAGATGCCGGGCATTGCAAGCATGAAGTGGCTCAACATTGCCGCTTTATCCAAACAATGCTTCAGCTCGGCTCCAACAGCACCTCTCTCGGGGTTACCATATAGTGGTAAATCAGAACTCGAAAAGTTTACAGAAGAAGCTCGTAAGAGATTCGACTTTAAACGTCGTCGGTGACTGATCCACTGTCAACCGCTTCATCCACGCAGAGACTAATATGTCTATCACATGGACTTCTCCCATTACGGGAGCGGCGCAAACGGGGTTTACAGCCCCAACGTATACCGTCATTGCTGACACTGCTCCTTCCGGTAACCCGGGGAAGCAGGTTGCTGTCAGCGCTACTGGCGGTACCCAGGCAGGCGTCACAACGCACAGTGTCGCTTCGCCATTCACCCTCAATTTCACCAGGCCAGCGAATCTCCGAGTTCTCGGAAATCCCAACCCGGTGACTGGGGTGATTGCCAATGTACCCACCAACACGTACAAGCTGATCACGCGGAAAGGTGTTACCGTTCTCGCGGGGCAGCCGTACAAAGTCATGACCATGCAAACGGTCACTGATGTGCCGGCGGGTGCTGATACTGCGGATGCCCCTAACGTCAGGGCATGCTATTCCGCTCACATTGGTGGTCTGCAACAGCAAAGTGCTGGTGCAGGCGACCTTGCGATCAACGGCGTGTTGTAATTCTCGCCGTATGAAGTATCTGGCAATGTGAAGTCGAAGTTCCATACACCTCACTAAGGAGGCTTTATGAAGTGTCGCATCGTTTTTTCTGGGAGTTTCTCCCGTATTTACTCAGCGTCACCTTATAGTATGGTGAACCTGTGCAGTACCTATCAGGCTTTTTCAGAGGCGCTCTCGTGCTTTGTTACGCACAAGGATGCCGAAGATGAGACCCATTGGTACCTGTTGTGGCGTAGAATATCGGAAGATACCGTTATTTACACACGGGATCTTCCCCCTGCACTCATTGACCTTCGTGAGAAGGTAAAGCAAGAGCGAAAGCTCTTCAATGGGGGTCGGGAAGCTGTGATTCCTAAAACCTGGAAAAACTGGGTTGAATGGCTTCAGAAGGAATTAACACCTCCTCCTGGTACCACATCAAGTTCGTATGGTGTGACTACCGTAGATGGAAATCTACAAGAAGTCATGGATTCACCAGCGGGCATGCTGTCTAGTGTAGTTCCCCCCAATGTTTCGACTTACGGGACTAAACCCCCGTCGGAAGATTATGTTGGTGGGGTTGTATACCAGACGGTCATTGGTCAGCTCACGCTGTCGCTCAAAAAGCTTCAGAATAAACTGTCCGATGAAGAGGGTGTCGAAGTACTTTCTAACCAGGATATTGACAACATCCTGAAGGAAGTATGTGATGACGAGCTACTCAAAAAGTTGCTTGCCAACGTGACACCTCTGATACCGTTACAAAGCTGATGTTCAACTTCGTCTGTCTGGAGGTAATTTATGCGTTTTGCGCAAGATGTACTTATCCAGAGTCTGCATGAGGATCTTGGTGAACGTGTTGATTCAAGTGCGCCTTCCTGGGCACCTGACAACTCTCCTCTGCAGGTAGCTTGCTACCGTCAGAGGGAGTCCTTGTTAAAGAAATTTAACCAGGAGCTCCGTCCTTCTACCGCAGCCTGTTCAGCCGCCATGGAAAAATTCATGGCGGTTAATAGCAGGATGTTGTCGTGGAAGCTCGAGTTAAACCACGTTCAGCCCGATTGGGAACTCATCTCCATGTTACAAGTGGAGTTGAAAGAGTTCCTGGACCCTTCTAACCTGGGTCCCATCTACTCCGACTATACCCAAATGTTTAATCTTGGGTACGCGGGGCCGGGAGCGTCTATTGGCGCTCCCGGGTGTGATTTCTACACTAAGATGTTCGGGTCTCGACTTACGTCGTCCAAGTCGCTCTCCGATGTTTGGAGTATGCTCATTGAGCGGAACGAACAGTTAAGGGTAGCTTATAGCGATCCCACTGGAATATCCGGCGTGAGTGTAGCAGACCACAATAAGCTTAGCTTCGTGAATAAGAACCGTGATGTTGCTCGTACGATTTGTACCGAACCATCCGTCAACATGTGGATGCAACTCGGTATGGGTCGCATACTAAGCCAACGTTTGAAGGCAAGGTATGGGATTGACTTTACCAGAAACAATCTGGACCAGGTTTCGCAACCTGAAGTCAACAAGAGCATGGCAAAGCTAGCGTCCATTCATGATCATTTGGCAACATTTGATCTTGAGAGCGCTAGCGATTCAATGGGCTTACGGATGCTTGAGGAGATGCTGCCGAAGAAATTCTTTAGCATTCTCTTAAAGCTACGGAGTCCAAAGAGTCGTCTCCCTGACGGGAGCTTTGTTGAGCTTGGAATGGTGTCTACCATGGGGAATGGTTTTACGTTTCCCTTGCAAACACTATTCTTTGCTGCATCATGTGTCGTCGTCCTACGTTACCTAGGCATCCCCGTAATTTCGCGGGGTCCGATAGAGTCGCGTACGATGAGTGTCTTTGGTGATGACATCATCATAGACAAGCGTTGTGCTCGCCTTCTTCGTGGTCTATTAGAGAAGCTCGGGTTCATAGTAAACGAGGACAAGACCTTTGTTGAAGGTCCGTTCAGAGAGTCTTGTGGCGGCGACTACTTCCTTGGAGTCGACGTTAGACCGGTGTACCTTAAAAGTCTCCGTTCTTTACAGGATCTCTTTGTAGCTGTCAACAGACTCAACTATTGGACTGCCAAAACAGGTGTTCCGTTGCGAAACACCGTCTCATACGTCCTCCAATTAATACCTGGGGCCCGTAAGTGTCCGGTTCCACCGGATGAGGCAGACGATAGTGGTGTTATTACACCCAGAAGTTGTTTGGAACGCGTCAAATACGTCCCACGCTCCTTCGGCTTGATCCGATACGTCGCATCGAAACCCGCGTT